CTCGAAAAGCATAACGAATACCTGCCAAAACTGAAGGACATTTGGGACTCGCTGATCCGCATGGAGACGCGCCAGATGAGCGTTGCTGGTGGCGGCGGCGCAACGGTGAACATCAATGTCCACGGCGGCGATCCGCGGCAGATGCTCGAAGCCATCACGCGCGAACTGAAGCAACTTGGAGTCATCCCGAAGTGAGCCTAGACGTCTACATCGACGGCGCCGTCCGGGAAATCGCTCACTACTCGCTAAACATCGCGGCGACGGCCGGTCAGCGTGGATCGTTCAATATGCGCGTGATCTCAACGAGCGGCGCGTATCGACCTGAGCAGGGCCACGAAATCGAACTGTTCGACGGAGCAACGAAGCTATGGGCCGGATCGGTCGATGAGGTATCCGAGGTTTCGATCACTGAGGCGGGCTCAGCCGCAGGCGCGTTTTATGATATCCGGGGCATCACCTGGGAGCAGCGCTTGGATCGGCGGCGCTGCTACAACCCGAGCACGTCTGTTCCGGCGCACTACAACGGAACGTTTCTTTTCACCGCCAATCCGGCAACGGACACGCTGACGACGGTATCCGCGCACGGCCGTAGCAACGGGGACCGGGTACGTGTAAAGGCGCACGCGCAGGGAACGCTTTGCGACGGGCTCGATGCAACCATCGAGTACTTTGTCATCGGCGCATCCGGGAGCACGCTCCAGCTATCCCTGACGAGCGGCGGCAGTGCGGTAAACATCCTGGACGACGGCACGCTGGACCAGGTCCTGCTCACCACCCGCGCGGGCGATGTCGTGGTGGACCTAGTGACTAACTACGCATCGAACGAGGGCATCGGCACCACGAACGTCGACGCGGGCGCTGTGCTCGACGTGGTGACGTTCGACGCCAACACCAGCGTTATGGAAGCGATCAACGAACTCGCCCAAGTATGCGGCTTCGCTGTGTGGATGGACGAGGAGCTGGAACTGTACTTCAAGCCGCGCACGTTTGCAGCGGCACCGTTCAGTATCTCGACCAGCAGCGCCAATTATCGCTCACTCCGCATCCGGCGTACCCGCGAAGACAAGGTAAACGCGATCCTGACCCGGGTGCCTTGGAACCAGATCGTCAGCGAGACTGAATCGTTCCCGGGCGACGGATCTGCGCGGACGTTCACACTGACCAACCAAGTCGCCCAGATCGTCAGCATCAGCGTAGATGGACAGGTTGCCGAAATCGGGCAGTTCCTCGCCGATACCGACCGGGACTGGTACTGGGAATACGGATCAACGAAGATCCGGCAGAACAGCGCAAACGACGTCCTTACGACCGATAACACGCTTCAGGTCATCTACCAGAAACTCGGGGCCGACGTGGTGACTGCCGAGGACGCCACTGATATCGCGGCAACGATCACGCAGGAAGACGGCGGCAGCGGACGATATGAGCGTTACACAGAGCGGGAGATCGGGCAAGTCCAAGCATTCTTAGCGGCTGAGGCCGTGATCGCGGCGCGGAAGAACCCGGTTGTCGAGGTCGAGTATGAGACCGACCAGATTATTGAGCCGCTTTGCGCTACGGTCAAACCGGGGCAACTCCAGACCGTAGCGAATACCCCGCGCGGGGTGAGTTCGGCCACGTATCTGGTAAATGAGGTCTACCTGACGGACGTCGCTGGCCAGTATCTCAAGGCGCGCGTGCGGGCTATCAGTGGAACATCCATCATTGGCATCCAGGAGTACTGGAAAGCCATGATCGGCGGCGGAACGTCGAGCGGCGTTATCTCGGGCGGAGTTCTGACGCCTGCGGCTCCTTACAGCACTTCAGGCGGCATCTATTACGTTGGCGGGGCTACGACGATCACGCTTGACCTGTCGAACGGGCTCACTCAGGAAATCCTACTCGACCGCGCCACCACCACGATCAGCGATGCCGTTTTTGGCACCGACCCATCGACGCCCGGAACGATGTTCACCGTGATCATCGAGAACGATGGTACAGACGGGAGAGTGCTTGTTTGGGGCGGCAATTTTCGCGGCGTTGGAGCTGTCGGGATCGACTCGACCCCGAATCTGCTCAACGTCTTTCAGTTCATGACAATGCGCGACGGAAAGCACGTCCGCTGCAATACTCCAGCCTTCGGACTGATCTAATGAGACTCCTTGCCCTACTTGCATTCTCGCTCCCAGCGCTGGCGCAGTTCCGCGTTAGTGACATAGCCATCTATCCGTCATCCAACGACGTCAGCACCGGGCAACTGCAATTTTTGACTCGGCGGGCAGACGGCAAGCTGGTGACGATCCAAGCGCCCACTACGGCCACCGCCTCCTACACCCTCACCCTGCCCAGCGCCGCGCCCGCATCGAACGGCCACTGCCTTACAGGCACCACGGCGGGAGTGTTGTCTTTCGCGGCCTGCCCTGGTGTGGGCGCGGTCCTAACGACGACCAACCAGGAGGTCGAAGGGTACAAGTACTTCGGTGTCGCCGGCGCTGATCGGCTCGTGATGTATCGAATTGCCGATAACCAGATGGGCATCCAGACGATGCTTGACGGGCAGACGGACCCAACGACGTACGCCTACGGGGGCGTCAATAATCAGTTGCTTCTACAGCCGCGTGAAGGTGTCGTGGGCGTGGGCGCAATCGATACATCGTTCCTGTTCAACGTGGGCGGGACGTTTCGAGCGACTGGGGCGGTGACGTTGGGGAGTACGCTTGCTGTTGCGGGGACGGCTACGATCTCCTCGCACATGCTCACGACGTCGCCTTCGACGGCGGATATCGGGGACGCGACGAACTATTTCCAGACTCTCAACGTCGAAAACATCAACGCGGCCCCCGGTGGCGTGGCGGCCGCCTACACGAAGGTCCGCAAGCTGGAGATCTCGGACATCCTCGGCGGCACGGCATTCTGGGACCAACGGGCAAACGCGACGACCGTAACGAGCGCGTGGACTCTCCGCGACAATGGCGGCTCTCGTGCATTGCAAGCGGTACGGCAAGAGGCATCCAGCGCGGCGAACTATGTTCGCGTGTTCGGCGAACTCCGGCCCGCTCAGCGCGCCACGGCAGACGGCGACGCGGTGAACGACTCGGCAATGCCGACGCTTGGCAATACCTCCGCGCGTTGGTTGTCCATCTGGGGCGATGCTGCCACCATCACGAACGCATTGAGCGCGGGCTCCGCGACGGCCGGAACCATCACGGCGACGACTGCATTTGCGGGCGGCACGGACGGCGGGACGCCGATCGGCTCCTCGTCGGTTCGCATGGGGAAGATCTGGGGCTATGACGTGGATTTCGCGGGCACCGTGAAACTCGGGACTTCCTCGACCGTAGGCCAAGTCTGGACCGCCACCGGCACCGATGGCAGCGGCGACTGGGCCACGCCTGCTACGTCGCCGTGGGTGGTGAGCGGGAGCGACCTCTACTACAACACCGGAAACGTCGCAATTGGCGACACGACGACATCAATCGCTCGTCTGCTGGCGCGAACTTCCGACGTCAACGTCCTCGCCATCCACAACAGTGGAACGTCATCGAGCACGGCTGGCGCTGGGATTCAGGCGGCGATGGAATCGACGCCTTCCAGCGGGGATCGGCTCGCGTTCTACAGCTTCGGCAGCTTCGTCTCCGGCACCCGCTACAACGGCGCGTCGGTGACTGCCTTCACGACCCAAACCTGGACGCTTGGTTCGGCGCAAGGCACCGAACTGCGCTTGGAAACCACCGCCAACGGCGCGGCGACGCGGACAGCATCGGTAGTTGCCCGCGCATCAGGCGCGACCGTGGCAGGCTCCCTGGGCATCAATACGTCGACTCCAGCGCACGCGCTCGAAGTGATCGGAGCCACTGCGAAGGTTTACAGCGGGACGAATACCGCCGATACGACGCTCCACATCGGAAACGGAGACACCGGAGCCCCCGGCCAAGGTGCATTTCTGGCGTTCGTTGCTTCAGCCGCGACGCCGTACTTTTCCATCAATGCACTTTCGCAGGGTGTGGCTTGGCGGGACATCGCTCTGGTGAATTCTGGTGGCTCGGTTTGCGTCGGGTGTACATCTCCGTCCGCGAAGCTCGACGTATCCGGCACGTTTCGCGCTACCGGCGCGGCGACGTTCGGTAACACCTCGACCTTTGCGGGGGCCCTCGCAGTCGGCTCGACGGACCTGACCACAGCAACGCTGTTCAGCCGTGCTGTGGACGTGAACGGCCTCCGCATCCACAACTCCGGCACGCCTTCGCCATCGGGCGGCGCGGGCATCCAGGCGGCTATTGAGACCGCTCCGGCATCGGGCGACCGGCTTGCGTTTTATGCCTTCGGGTTAAGGACAGGCGGGACTAATTACAACGGCGCGAACATCACGGCATTCGCCACGCAGAACTGGACGCCGGGATCAGCGCAGGGCACGGAACTGCGCTTGGAAACCACCGCCAACGGCGCGGCGACGCGGACGGCTTCCGTGGTCGTGAATGCGGCGGGGTTGGCTGTGGCGGGGACGGCTACGGTGTCCGGTATTACGACGTTCGGCGGTTCGTTGGCGGCGAGCGCGACTGATACGCATGATATCGGATCTTCTTCCCGCTTCAGGAATATCTACGGGCAGGCGGTGAATGCCGCAAATATCGAAGTCGCCAACGGAATCACCGTGGCGTCATTCTGGCGGCATAATCTCAACTCCGCCTCCGCTTATGAGATATCGAGCGGCTCGGCGTCACAGCTTGAGGTAAGGCTAGAGACCCTGAGTTCTACCAACTCCGGGGCTGGGTTTAGAGGGACCCTGTACCCGCTGAACGTCGGCGGCAGTAACGGAGATCTTGGCTACTCCGGTACGCCATGGCGAACGCTGTACCTCAGTACGGGGCTCCGGCTGACCGCTGGCGCGGCGGCGGGGCGAGTTCTGACCTCGAACGGCAGCGGGGATGGGACATGGGAGCCGCTGGGCGCTTGCGCTACTTGCGTTACGACCAACACCAACCAGACGATAACCGGCACGAAGACTTTCACGGCATCGATTGCCGCTACAACTACGGACGCTTATGACATCGGGTCTTCGACGCGGTTCAGGAATATCTACGGGCAGTTCGTCAACACTGCGAATCTAGAAATCGCAAACGGGACAACGGTCACTAGTTTCTGGCGTCATCGGCTTAACGGGGCTTCGACCTATTTCCTCGATTCTGGGTCTGGTGGCCAGACCGAAATGAGTATCGTTGTTGTCAGTGCGAGTAATACGCAGTGGGGCATTCGTGGCACTCTGTACCCGCTGGACGTCGGCAGTAGTAACGGAGATCTTGGCTACTCCGGTACGCCATGGCGAACGCTGTACCTGTCCACCTCGGCATTTATGAACGGTACTCAGTGGATGGACAGCAGCCGGAATCTGACCAACCTTGGCACCGGTACGTTTAGCGGCGCAATCACGGCCAACGGCGGCATATCGACGGCATCAGGCACGAATTCAACCATTTTCGTCGGGTCGGGCAACTTCTACATCCGCACCTTCTCTGGCGGTGACGCTTCCTGTTCTGGCGTGACTAATGGGTGGATCGGCTTTAGGACCGATACGAACGAACTTCAAGTTTGCAACGGCGGGGCAACTCGCAAGGTGGCTATGTGATGATACTACTCTTACTCCTGTTTTCTCTTCCTGCTTTTTCCTGCACGCGCCAAGCGCCGTGTATGTTGGCGACAAACTTTTCATCGGACATCCTCGGCGACCTCGACACTCGACAGGACACTTGGGGCCGTGCGGGGTACACCCTGCACCGGATCACGTTCAAGCCGCCAGTAGGCCATCGGGTACGAATCCTGAAGGCTCAAGGCGACTTCCTGATATGGCCGAAACGCCTTCAGGCGGCAGACTACCGCATGGGTTACGCGGGCGCATTATTTGGGCTGACCACGACCGCGCCTGATGGCTCCGTTCGCGCCGATTGGGCAGCAGACAACACGATGCTCTATGTCCAGGTAGCAACGAGCGGCAAGCCAGCCCGCGCTGCGTTTAACGATGATGTTTCAGCTGGTGGACTCCTCGAAGCCGATCACGTCCTGGTCGTGAAAATGGCTGCGTGGCTTAACACGCTGGAAGTGCCGATCCACTGCGAACCGTCGTTCACGGTGACCTACATCTGGGAACCTGCCCGGTAAAGATTTATGCGTACCACCCTACTACTCTTAATTTTCGCGGCGTTCGCGCTTGCCCAAGATAAGTCCGCGCTTCGCATTGTAGTCACAATGCCAGACGGGACGAAGCATGAATCTGTCATCACTGGCCCACCAGCTGCAGCCGGTTTGCAGATTCTGCAGCAGTCCATCGCGGCAGAACAGGCATGCGACCTGGACGGCGACGGCAACAAGATCAACTGCCGCGCGAAGTTCGCGAACCCCGCGCTGTACGTCCGCGCCCTCGTAATCGAGAAGGCGAAGGAGCTCGCGTTGCTGTATCCATCCTCCCAACTCAAGCCGCTGATCGACGATCTCAAAGCCCGCGAAACTGCTATCGAAACGGCGCGGAAGGCCCTGTTCGATGCGGCAAAGGCGCAATGATTTTATGCGTACCATCACACTGACACTGACCATTGCGGCGCTTGCCCTCGGGCAGACTCCGCTCACCAACGAGGAAAAGCTCGCCCTCGAAAACGCGCAACTCAAGCTGGCGCTGCTCGAGAGCCAGAAGAAAGACATCCAGGCCGACGCGCAGAAGGTCTTCGAGTCCGCTTGCAAGCGCGCTGGGATCGACCTTGCCGCGTGCCAGTTCGACCAGGCCACGGCGTCGGTGAAGAAGGCCGAGGCGAAGGCGGAGGTGAAGAAGTAATGAGTATTCGGACGTTCCTCATTGACCTGTTCACGTTTGCGGTCATCGCTCTGGCCGCGTGCTTCGCATGGGCTGCGGTGGCCTCCGCGCAACCCTCCGACCTCTGCGGTCGCGAAACGAAAACGGCCACCGGCTACGTTCGGGTGCAGTGCATCGACTACCCGATGCTGCGGAAGACGACCGGCGCAACAATGTTCCCCAACGAGAAGGGCCAGCAGGTATGGGTGCGGTCTTCCGACCCGACCATCCGCGCCTATCGCATCGCCATGACCTTCCGCAAGGACGGCCACCTGGACACGCTGGTGAAATACACCGACGCCCACGAAACGTATGAATCCGGCGCGGGCTGGGTGTTGGGCGAGGTCGAGATC